CAGTTGGCGACTTCATCAGCGGCGTCACCGCTGGCAAGCAGTGGCCAGGCCACATCGAGTGGTTCTCGGAGGACGACGGCACGGTCGTGGTCAACGTGGATCACGCCTGGGTGAGGGTGCCGGCCAAGGACATCAGGTTTTAGCGGGCAAGACCAACAGCGCCCCTCGGGGGGGGGGGGGGGCCGTTACAGCGCGGGGGTTGCGCGCTGCTGAACGGCTGGATATCAAACTCCCCCAACTGAGGATCACTCACACGAAGGACCGCACAGAGAGGGAAAGGACCGCACGCCAGCAGGATGCAGCGGGCGGAAGGAGCCCGGTGGAACCGGGGCAGCAGGGACGCACTTGACCACCCGGTGAGCATGACGCAGAGCCGGGATTTTCACAGGAACGGAAACGAAAGGACACGCAGGATGAGCACGGAAATCAGCACAACACGCGCCAGCACAGGGCTGGCACTTCAATTGTTCGATGACGCCTTCCGCTTCGCCAAGATGGTGGCGAGCAGCGAGTTCGCGCCCAAGGATTTCAAGTCGAAGCCCGAGTCGTGCATGCTGGCGATCCAGCACGGCAGCGAAGTCGGACTCTCGCCGATGCAGTCGCTCCAGAGCATCGCGGTCATCAACGGCAGGCCGACGATTTGGGGCGACGCTGCCTTGGCTCTGGTGCAGTCCTCGCCGGTCTGCGAGTACGTGAAAGAGTACACCGAGGGCCAGGGCGACAACCTCACGGCTGTCTGTGAGGCGAAGCGTCGTGGCTACCCAGCACCGACCGTCAGCCGGTTCAGCATGGCTGACGCCAAGCGTGCCGGTCTCGCTGGCAAGGCTGGGCCTTGGTCTTCTTATCCCGAAAGGATGTTGGCACTGCGTGCTCGTGGCTTCGCCCTCCGTAACGCTTTCGCTGACGCTTTGGGGGGCTTGATCACCGCAGAGGAAGCCCAGGACTACCCGACGCCAATCGTGGCGTCTGAGCCTGTCGTGGTGCGTCCAAAGTTTGATGACGAGCCGCGACCGGCGAAGGTCGTGCTCTCGCCGAAGGTCAAGGTCGAGCCGCAGCGGACTCGGGCCGAGGCTGGACGCCTGGCAATCAGTGCCGCCAAGACCATCGAGGCTTGCGAGTCGCTGCGTACGAAGTTGGACACCTACCACGACGCCAGCGAAATCACTGACGAAGAGTTCTCTGAACTCACGAAGTTGCTGATGGGCAAGGCCGAGATCCTCATGAGCACCGAAGAGGTGACCACATGAGCAACCTCTACCGGGCGACGGTGAGCGACCACAACTTCAGCAAGGACGGCGTTGGCTACTTCGTCCAGCACGGCGAGTCCATGACCGTTGGCGGCGATCAGATGGTCAAGCTGGCTGGCGGCGTGCTCGTTCCAGCCAAGGGATGGCATGCAGAGTTTTCTGATGCCGTTTTTGAGGCGGCACAGCGTATCGAGGCGCTCGGGCACCGGCTGCTCTCGCAGGCCGACAGGCTGCGAGTTGAGGCGGCAGCATCGAAAGAGGTGACCACATGAGCAAGCCACCCATCGCAGCCAAGCTGAGTCCCTACTGGATTGAGTGGCGCGAGGCAGAAGCCGAGCGTGCTCGCAACCAACTGATCGCGGAGCAGCAGGAGGAGGAAGACCGGCTCAACCTTGTGCCGCTGGAGCCGTGCAGGATTCCGCCTGAGTGCAGGATCGACCTCACGGTCAAACCGGGTAGCCAGCACGCCCAGGCGGCTTTCAAGGAAGGCAGGGAAGACGAGTACATCGACCGGATGCAGGGACGTTACGGCGGCGAGTGGTAGCAGAGTGCGAATTGACTAGGCGTCACGTTGGCGTCTAGCGATCTGAAGAAAGGAAGCGAAAGGAAAACGGAAATGCCAACAGCATTGAGCGAGCAGGAGACGGTTAAGTGCGGAAAGAGCAATAAACGCATGTCGAAGGTGGAGCGGTATGGGTGGATATTGCGCGACATGCCGGGCGTCTTCATGGAAATCAGCAAGGCTGACCTGAACATTGACCACTCGTACCAACGAGATGACATCAATGAACCAAAGATTCTGGAGATCGCAAAGAACTGGAGTTGGGTCGGGTGCGGCGCAATTCTCGTGGCGGTGAGACCTGACGGCACTTGGTTCGTCTTCGACGGGCAGCATCGCGTGTTGGCTGCTCGCAAGCGTTCTGACGTCCTTACCCTGCCGTGCATGGTCTATGAGTGCGAGTCCGTACAGCAAGAAGCTGTCGGCTTTCTCGTCTCAAACGACCACAGAAAGCCTGTGACGGCCATCGGCAAGTTCAAGTCTCTGGTGATGGCAGAGGACGAAATTGCTGTCCGTGTCCGAGAGGTGCTTGAGCAGCACGGGCTGGAGTTGTGCAAGACCGCGACAAAGCCTGGGCAGATCAAGTGCGTCAGGAGGTGTCAGTTCATGTGCAGCACAAACGCCACCTCGTTCGAGCGCTGCTTGGCGTTAGCTGCCGAAGCGTGCGAAGGCGAATGTGCGATTCAAGAGGATCTACTGATGGCCCTTTTCGGCTGCCATCAGAAGCACAAGCTGCTTGACGACCGCCGCTTCTGCAATCGGGTTAAGGACATCGGCGTTCCGGCCATCATGGAGCAGATTCGCAAGACGAGGGGATATCGCGGAATTGGTGGGGAGGAAACGGCACGCGAAGGTCTGCTGTTCGCCGTCAACAAGGGACTGCGTCAGAAGTTTGGCGAGTCAAGCGACAAGTGATCGTTTGCTTTAACGACCGGCACGCCATTGCCGTAGCTGCTTGCATCGGAGCAGCGTTGGTCGCCAAGCGGATGGGTGGCGAGTAACTGCCGCAGCTGCGGCCTGACTCCTCGGGTAACGCAGCCGGGTGCCGCACGAGACGCGGCCAATACACACGGACGACGCCTCTCACGAAAGGAACAGAAATGGCAAGCGCTATCGATGACAACGGGTTTCTTCAGTTCGCTACGAACGACAACATCATTCGGAAGCTGCGTGAACTTGGGATTGAATGGGATGAATGCGACATCGCATTCGCTGACATCTCGCTCAACGACAACACGTATCAGACGAGATTCGATGCTGGTGGTGCTGACGAGGAGTATGTGCAGCGGTACAAAAGTGCCTACCGCAATGGCGAGAAGCTCCCCATGCCTCTTGTCGTTACGCCGTTTTCCTCTAAGAACCTGCGTGGCGCAAAACTCAGTCCATGCTGCGGGCGACATCGCCTTGAGGGTGCTGTGCGAGCCGGCGCCAAGTCGGGGCGCGTGATTCGTGCTCTTCCGAAGCACGAAGGCGACGTTGACGCTCTGCGAGACCTTTCGCTGTTCGACAACGTCGGGAATGGAAAGTCCGTCTCAACAGCCGACCAGAACGCATATTGTGCTGACGAAGTCATCCGTAAGCACGGCGGCGAGTCTGCCGGGATGCCTGACAAGAAGTTTCTCGCCAGCATGTTCCGTCGCTGGACTAGCAGAGGCGTCAGTCGAGAGACGGTCACGCTGCACATCAGGGCAAAGCTGGCTAAGTTGCGCTGCAATTCGTTCGGGTTTGCAACGCCCGCTGGCCATATTGAGCACTTTGCGCGTCTCTGGCATTGGGAATCCGAGCAGGGATTCAGCGACCTTGCGAAGGCTGTTTGCTTGTGCAGTGAAGACGCAGACGTTCGAGAAATTGTCGGCAAGTGCAAGAAGCGAAAGATGACCGCCTCGGCCACGCTGGCTGAGATCATCAGTGCTTCTAAGGGCTATCGCCCTAAAGGACAGCCAATGGATGCGACAGCAGAGATTCGCTGTCGCTGCGACGCTGCCAGCAAGGCGATTGCAAAGCTGAAGACCGACATGGCTGTTGATTACGACAAGCTCCAGGAGGTTGAGGAGCGTGTTGAGTCGCTCTGGGCTGAAGCTCAGGAGATCGTCTCCCAAGTCCGCGCAAAGATTGGGGGGCTTGTTCATGCCTAGTAGAACAAAAACGCACCACCTTGGAGGAACATCTGCCGGCACTCAGCTGTGCCTTGACGCTATCAGCAAGGCTGTTGAGTCAAAAGGATTCTGCACCGAGGTCGAAGCCAGGGGCATGGCAATGAGTTTGTACCCCACTCAGGTGCTCGTCCGTGTCGGCGCGCAGAAGCTGAAAAACAGGCCAAGGGGTACGTCTTGCCGCTATGCGGCAGAAGTTGACACGTACATGAGAAATGGATCTGTGTCGCCGGATGCCGTCGAGTGGTTTCGCATTAACGGCGGCAACAGGCAACTAGCCCGCCTTAAGCAGTTTGTGGGTCATGGTCGCCTTCCAGGCGTCATTTACGACCCGCATCGCAAGGAGTTTGTAAGAGCATGAAAAAGAATTGTGCCGAATACTGGGCACCTCGCATCAACGCCGCGTGGCGGAAGAGCCATGAGCGCACCATTGCTATTGGGCGAGAATTGATTTCCGCGAAGAAATCATGTGAGCACGGCGAGTTTCTGCGGATGTTTAGGGGGCACGAACACGCCGTAATCGCCACTGTTCCGTTTGGCATTCGCTACGGTGACATGCTTATGTCCGTGGCGGCGCATCCTGTCCTTTCAGATTGGAAGCATGCTTCCAATCTGCCTCAGTCAGCGTCAACGCTTTACGAACTCACAAAGCTCGACGACGAGCACATCGTTGCTGGAATCAAGGCTGGTGAGATCACGGCCGACATGACGAGGGCGGATGCAACCGCGCTGCGGTCTGACGCGGTTAAGCATCCTGAGCGAGAGCTTTGTGTTCTCGCCTGGGAGGCGTTAAGCGGCGCGTATGCCAAGTACGCCGACAAGCTCGGCGAGGATGATCGTCTGTTTGTGCTTGAGCGACTGGAGTCGCTCGTTCGTCTTATCAAGCAGGAGGCTTCGCCAGATGCAAGTCGAAAGCAAAGGGGCGGTCGCACCAAAGCCGCGAATGCTGCCAGTTGATTTGTCCGTCGTTCGGCACTGTGCCGAGTGGGCAGAGACGTGCGCGCGGATGCACGGCTACGACAAATCGTCAGACGAGTGGAAGAAGGGGACTTCGCCACCTGTGACTCTCATTGGAAACATCTTCTGTGAAACGTGGTTTTCTGGGTTGGCGCTCGGCAAAGTTGCTGAGTGGTACGTCGCCGGGATGTTTGGCGTGAAGCCAGATATGGCGTTTAAGTCTCAAGGCGACGGCGGCATCGACCTCGATCCGTCATGGCTCCCATGCGGGCCGGCGCAGATCAAGAACTCACGCACCATGCGTCCGATGCTGGTTGTCGAAGGAAGCCGCGAGCAGCGGCGGTGCGAGTGGTTTATCGCTACTCATTGGAACGGCAGTCAGCCGTCCGTGTCGGTTCTTGGGTGGGTCAGCAAGTCACAGGTGAATTCCGCATCGCTCGTGCCAGGCAGGGGTCGGTGGTGGAACCGCAGCATTCCCGTTGAGCGACTGAGCCCTATCGGAAGCCTGCTTGCGTTACGACGTGTTAGTGAGGTGCTGTGATGCCGTCGATAATTCGATACCCCGGCTCCAAAGCAAAGCTGGTTGCCGAAATCGTCGCAACTTTTCCGCAAGAGTTCCACGCTGCAAAGCATGTGCGAGATGAGCAAAAGCGGGCAGGAAAGCAGCGTGTGTATTTCAACACGGACTACACAACGACTTACTGCGAACCGTTCTTTGGTTCTGGCGCAATCGGGCTCAAGATTATCGACTCGCTTCCTTCGCAGTGTTCTGTGTGGATCAATGACATTGATCACGGAATGTATGCCATTTGGAAGACGATTTGCGACGACGCCGACAGGCTGAAGTCTCTTGTGGTTGCGTTTGTCCCAGGCGTCGATGCGTTTTACAAGCTAAAGGCACAAGACGGTAAATCGACCGGCGACCTCGCCATTGATGCGTTAAACAAGATCGCATTGCACCGAATGAGCATGAGCGGATTCGGCGCAAAGTCCGGCGGCCCTATTGGCGGAAGAGCGCAGGATGGCGGCTACACGGTGGATTGTCGCTGGACGCCAGCAAGCATTATCGCCGCTATCCAAATGGCGAAGCAGTCTCTGTTTCGGTTTCACGAAAGTAACCGCCTTCAAATCACGAACATTCATGTCCGAGACATGCTTTCCGCAGTTGACGACTCATCGCTCGTCTATCTCGACCCGCCGTATTACGTCAAGGGTGGGCAACTCTACGCTCACAACATGAGCCCAAACGAGCACGCTGAACTAGCGGCGTTGTTGCGTCAGACAAGAGCAGATTGGCGACTGTCATATGACGACTGCCAAGAAATCCGCGAACTCTATTCGTGGGCAGAGTTTCAAGAACTGGAGATTCGGTACACGAACGCCGTGACTGACAAGAAGCGTCCCAAGAACCGCGAACTACTCATCAGCCCGATGGAGGTGAGCTGTGGCCGCTGAATGGTTCCCCGTAGACGTATCGCTCGACACGAAGCCCGAGGTGCAGGAACTCGTTGACCTGACCGGCGAGCCGGTTGAGGTCATCGTCTTCCGACTACTAAAGCTCTGGGGCTGGGTGCAGCTAAACACCGCTGACGGGCGGTTCCGCTCCACGCCTGCCCGCCTAGGGCGCATCTGCGGCGGTGACGCACCCTTCTGGCAAGCCGTGGCGACTGTCGGGTGGATTCTTTTCGACGGCGAAACTGCCCAGATACCCAAATGGGAAGAGCGTTTCGGCGGTGCCGCCAAGCGCAGAGCCCTAAAAAACAGCCGTCAGAGCAAATGGAGGCGCAGCGGAGGCGCAGATGTAGACGCGCATGAGGCGCAGCAGCGTCTACAAGAGCGCCTCACTTGCGCCTCTACAGAACAGGACATAACAGGACAGGACATAACACAAGAAGAAATACAACCGGCTGCGCCGGTAGCTACGAGCGAGCCGCCGAAGCGTCGGACACGCTCGCAGCCCCATTCCGCCGTTTCTTGGAATGCTGACGCAGGATGGCAGGGAATCACGGACGCTGACCGGCAGGAATGGCGTCAGGCGTACCCAGCGTGCGATTTAACGGCTGAACTTGCTAAGGCGACGTCTTGGCTCAAAGCCAACCCGACAAAGGCTCACAAAAGCAACTGGCGACGTTTCGTCGTCTCGTGGCTGACACGCTCGCAGGACCGTGGCGGAACGAACCGCACGCCTGGCGTTCGCCCTGACGAGCGACCGCCGGCGAAGTCGTGGGACGAGCGTCCCAGCTACCGAGCCGAGTTTCAGCGTTCCATGACGGACGCCGAGTACCGGCGTGCCAAGCAAGGCAAGGGCGGCGCGGTCGCTGCGCTTGCGTCCAGTGTGAAACTCACGGAAGAGGTGACGCAATGACCACGGAAACAGAACGCCAGCCACTAACGCCACGCCAGCACGAAGTGCTCGGCTGGATCACCGGCTACATCAACACCCACGGGTACAGCCCGACGATTCGCCAGATAGGCCAGGCGTTCAAGTGGACCGTCAACGGCGTCATGTGCCATCTGCGGCCCATGCGGCGTAAAGGCTGGATCACTTGGCAGGACGGCGAGGCTCGCACCATCCGCGTGATTGGCGGTGACGCATGAGCGACTCATGGGTGTTCAAGGGCTCCCCCCGCGACGTCGTGTCGGCGCTGATGCAACGAGCGTGGGACGACGAAGTGACGGACGACGACCGGATTCTGCTCGAAACGGCAGCGGAGACGCTGGCTGACTCGCTGGACCGAAACGTGAAGCTGGCACAGGTCATTGAGAAGTCGGGAGTGGGGCTATGAGCGAAAAAGACATCGCCATCATCGCAGTTGGTTTGATTCTCCACGCCGTGACGTTCACGGCTGGAATCTCGGTTGGTATTCGTCTCAGAAAGGACACGAGACATGACAGCGGCAACGAAGGAACGACGATCAAAGACGCGGAGTGGTGGCATAAGCCTGTCAGCGGCAGCGCTGAAGGCTGGGCTCAACGCTGTGGCAGCGGCAGTGCCAGGAAAGACCGGACGCCCGATCCTGCACAACGTGCTCCTATCGGACGGAGTTCTCTCTGGGAGTGACTTGGAGATCCGCATCGACGTGGAAATTGACGCTCCCCCCGGCGTCACGTTCCTTTTGCCGAAGGACAGGCTGCACGCCATCCTGTCGAGCACCACGGCTGACGAGATCACTCTGACGCCTGACGGCAGCAGCTGCATCGTCACGGCTGGACGCGGGACGTGGACGCTGCCAACCGAGGATGCAGCGGAGTACCCGTCGTGGGAGCCGGCTGGCACGAAGCCAATCACACGGCTACCGGCTGACCAGTTCGTGCGTGCGGTGAAAGGCGTCGTATTCTCCGCAGACGCTGAGAGCAGCCGCTACGCTCTAGGTGCGGTGCTCATCGAGGTGGAAGGCGAGGTTGTCACGTTCGTGGCTACGGACGGTCGCCGACTGTCTAGCGTGAGGTGCGAGCACGACCTTGCAGTGGATAACTCAACGACGCTGGTCCCGGCTCGGGTGATGCAGATCATCGCCCGGCTCGCTGACCAGGCCGGCGACGACAGCGTGCAGCTTGAGGCGACCGGCAAGGAAGTTGTCGCCACTGTTGGCACGGCGACGGTCACGGCGTCGCTGATGGAAGGCAGATTCCCTCGGTGGCGTGACGTGCTGCCTGACCGTGACGTGGCGTCCACCACGGTGGAACGCTCGTCGCTGCTGGCTGCTACTCGGGCGGCTGCAATCTGTTCGTCGGAAGAGTCCCGAGGCGTCGAGTACGCCTTCAGTGCTGACGGTATCTGGCTGCACGGTCAAAGTGCCGAGAAGGGCGAATCCAGCGTGACGTGTGACATCGTCGAGGCTGGTGCCAAGGCTGGCGTGAAGCTTGACCCGGCGTTCGTCGTGGAATGGCTCGGCGGCATTGACGGTGACGAGGAGCCGACTGTCAGCATCGAGGTGGTGGACGCTGAGTCTGCCGTCGTACTGCGGTGCGGCGACAACACGGGCGTCATCATGCCGTTGGCGAAGGACTGAGATGCCGCAGGGACGCGAAGTCGATTACTGCGTGGCGACATTGCACCGGCTGTGGGCTCGCGGCGACTCCTACCAAGAGATCGCCGCAGCCCTCGGCTGTTCGCAGTCGTTCGTCAGCAGGCTCAAAGACCGGCACAAGCTGCCAAACCGCCAGAAGGCGACAAAGGACATCCTCGACGACGATCCCACGCCAGAGCAGATCGCCGAGCGTGCTGCCGAGTGTCGAGCACGGAGAGTGCAGCCAGAGCCGAAAGGCGAGCGAGTCAGCGTGCCTCGGTACTCGTGGGACGGATTTCGCTTCCACGGGCTAACCTAGCCATGATGCGAAAAGAGAAAAAGGTGCGGCGTCAGAAGCGACAGCCACCCGTGGCACATCCTGGCGAGGGCTACACGCCTCGCACGAAGACGCAGGAAGCCGCCTTAGACACGATTCGCCGGAACTCCATCACGTTCATTTTGGGTCCGGCTGGCACCGGGAAAACGCATCTGGCGAGCGGCTACGCTGTGCAGCAGTTGTTGGCCGGCACCGTCGAGCACATCGTGATTACCCGCCCGAGTGTGGCGACGGAGCAACTCGGCTATCTGCCAGGAACGGCTGAGGAAAAAGTCGGTCCCTACCTCATTCCTTTTTTCGATGCCATTGAGCGGATCGCTGGTCGCAAGGGGCACACGAAGGACCGCGAGCGAGTCGGTGCGGCGGTCAAAATAGCCCCCCTGGCGTATCTACGTGGCAGGACGTTTCGCAACAGCATCATCATCCTTGACGAAGCGCAGAACACCACGTTCTCGCAGTTGAAGCTGTTCCTGACACGCATCGGAGAAGGCTCGAAAGTCATCGTTACCGGAGACGCTGACCAATCGGATCTGCCGCGCAGCGAGCGGCGGCTGATCGACGTCATGCAGCGTCTTGCGGCGATCAAAGGCGTGGGCGTTGTCGAGTTCAAGGCGACTGACATCGTGCGGCACCCGATCATTGAGAACGTGCTAAAGGAGTTGGAACGCTGAAACGCTTGACGCCTCGCCTACCGTGAG